ATAGCACCTTCAAGTGTATCAGAATCTAGATTAGGATTAACATCAGAGTTAGCACCACGTACTCTAGATAGTAACTCAAGAGCTTTGATTGCACTATTAGTGTGTCCATTCTGTTTGGCAAATGCGTACTGACTTTCCAATTCATCAATGACATCTACATTAGTCTCCAATTCAAGTTCAAGTATACGTACTCTTTCTACAATTTCATCTATCTGAAGAAGTCTATAGCCTTGGTTAGCTGCTGAAGATGCTGCATAACCTGCTGCCCTTGCAGCTTCAGTTGCATTGTTATGTAAGACATAAGACTGTGCAAACTTTTCTTGTTTTTCATTTAACATAATCTGCTACCATTCCATTTACTAATATAGCTAGTGATACTGCATTGATTACAAGTAAGGCTCTATCATTCCAGATGATTGATACAATAAACCATCCAAACAAACCGATAGAATGAAAATATAAATTAAGAGGAAAGATATTATTACTGGTTAATATAGTTCCTATAATTAATAAGATTGAGGCTATCCACTTAACATACCAATCAAAGGTAAGAGTAGGAGTCATCTTCTCAATTATGTTTGTCATTCTTCTTCTTACCTGCTAAATATCTAATAGGTTCTTGTCCAGCTAGTTTAACTGCTATCCATTTGATAAACTTTTTAATCATGATACTTGGAAGCTTTCACCACAACCACACATAGATTTAACATTAGGATTATCTACCATTAATCTCTGACCAAAGATATCCTTCTTATAATCTACAGTCATACCCTCTAGGTATAAGATAGACACACTATCTATAAAGAGTTTACCTGAGTCAAGATCAATAACATGATCTCCTTTTTCTTCTGAGCTAGTCAACTTCCAATCATAAGTAAAGCCTGAACAGCCACCACTATTAACAGCTAGTCTAATATAAGCTGCATCATTCTCATTTATAATTGAGGATAGATGTATGTCAGCACTGTCAGTCAGATTGATCATCTTCTATTCATGTTATTCCGTTGAACGCCTTTGGACTTCTCAAAGCTTCTCATACCACCTAGACCTAAGAGAGCTAGGACAAGTGATGTAAGCTCTGCTGTCTGTAAGCTAGGTAGTTCTACTATAGGATACCAGATAATCAATCCCCAAGATATGATGGGAGCAAAGATAAACTGCCAACCTAGAGCGAAGGCACATATCCACATGATAGCTGGCCTAGAACCAGCAACGAATATAGAGGGATGCTTCGCTTGTTCTATGTTTGCTTGTGCTTGAGCTAGATCTAATGACACCATCTGTGTCTTAAGCTCTGCTGCTAACTTAATCTTAAGGTCTTTGTCTTCGACAAACTTATCAAGGACTTTACCTGCTACTCCTATGACTGACTCAGCTATACCTAACATTACTCTACCTCCTGTTGTTTAAGTTGTATTACTCTTGGCTTGTTGTCTATCTTAAAGCCTTCCAGAGTAACTGTCTTATTATTCTCATTCATGACATCAAAGAAAAGATAGATAGATAAAGGACGGCCTTTGATTCTGTCACAGAAAAAGTCTATCCATGTATTAGGATGAAAGACAGAGATATGTACATTGCTTCCATCAGCAAATGTTTTAAGTGCAGGATAGCAAGCTATATTTAAGAAGAGCATCTTATCTGCACGTATAATTAGATCATCTACTACCCATCCTAGATCACTCTCAGGTATGTGTTCAAGGACATCAGTACATATGATAGCATCATAAGGTCTGTAAGGCAACTGATTAAACTCAGGTAGCGCAGGTTCATAACGGTCTGCTATCTCAAGATTCCAATATTCTTTCAGAGGTTTACCTAACTCTGGTAGTAACTCAGAATACTTTTCAGTATAGAGAGTACCTTTGCCAGCACCATAGTCTAATAAAGTTTTACAGTTATTACTCTTTAAGAAGTTATCTATGATGTAGATAAACTTAGTTAAACTTTTACCATTAAACATTCCCTTACCAGAAGAATGCATCTTAATATATTCTTCCAGCAGTTTCTTATATCTCTTTGATGGTTCCTTCCTACTTAACTTTGAATCATATTTTATGTCATTCATTTGTAATATCCTTCAAACAATGGTCTATCTCTTTTTGCTTGGGATATGTCCCACAAATTAGAAACCATTGTATCTTTACCATGAAAGGTTAAGGCATTCTCAAGACCATCATCACAGAATACTTTCTCACAGTCTTGAGCCATAGCAAGTAGCTCACCTGTAGTCCAGTACTCTTTATCTTTAACTGTTACCTGTATATACTTAGGCTTTGGTACTTCACCACCTTCGATGTCACCTGTAGTCTCAGTAAGTTCTTCTTTGGTAGGCTCATCTCTGCAACAGTCAAAGCCAAAGAGATGTATATCCCTGAAGCCCATCGTATGTAGCATACCAATGCCTCTCATGGCAGCACAAGTACCACCTGTGATCATGGTAGCACCTTGAGGTATGCCTAACTCTTCGGATACCTTTACCTGCTGGTTCTGTATCTTCTGTCCTTGTTCATTCTCTGCTCTGAGAGAATCAGTGAAGGCATGCCAGCCAAATAACTTAACTCCTTTGTCTATGAAGAAGTTAGTAACAGAAGGATCAGTCATAGAAGCAAGAAAGAAATTAGTATTTAAATCTACCTTCTTGAATAGATCCTTACGTACTATGTTGTGGGTAGACTTACCAGTAATAGGTCTAGGGTCTAAGAGGATGCATCCCCAAGGTATAATGTCATGCTCTAATAAGTGAGGATAGGCATGTTTAACTGCCATCATCTTAGCATCTGGATTATCTTTGACAAACTTCTTAAGCTCACCATAGTCAAGGTAAGGACCAGCAGATACCATGATAGCTTTCCCTCTATGGGCATCATGCTTTGTCACCCACTTCTCAGGATCAATCAAGGTCATATTACTCTTGATGTTGTTGTTAATATAATCTCTAGGCACACAATCTCTAGGGTGTACAATAATAGGAACACTCTTTAGTTCCTTCGGTATGTTTTCTAGAGTGGTATCATGAAGAAAAAGTACAAGGTGAGTATGACCACCACCAGCCACTTTATCTTGTGAGGGCAGAATGTATTTGCGTATGCTATCTTCTTCTTCAAAGACTGTCCAGCCATCCGTATCCTCCTCTTCTTTACTAACCATCTTCGTTTTGACATTATCAAATACATTCTTAGCTCCATGATATCTTTCAGGTGGCATAGTCTCATCTTCATCACCTTCTTTAGTGAAGAAGTGATCAACAACAACTATAGGTATATTTTTAAATGCTTCGTATTCTATCTTGGTAGTTTCAATACTGTTGCCACTACCCATTAAAGCAAAGTCTACTTCATTAAACACTTCAGTCTTGACAAACTTATCAAGTGTTTCTCTTACATTACCTTTGGTTAATTCATAGGTAAAGGTTTTATTTTCTTTCTCCTTCATGTGATCAGCAAACTCTATGAACCTTTTCTCTACAGCTTCTATAGTATTATGAGGCTTGACATTAAATTCCTCATGATCTGTATGGACAGTAGCATCTTCAAAGAGATCAAAGCCTATGTAGTGTATGGCATCATGGTTCTTAAAGCCAGCAAGTGCCATCTCTATAGCCCTACCACCATTCCAAGTGCCTGTTTCCAGGATTGTCTTAGGTTTATAATAACGTATGAGATCAGCAAGCTGCTTATATCTATTGGGTAGTATGTCACCACTAGTCTCTGTCTCAGACAATGCAAAGATACGATTGCCTTCTTTGTTTCTCAGAGCAAAGTTCTTCTTGTCTGACATATCCACAATAAACTCACCAATAGGTGAATTATCTTCTGTGAACTCATGAACATGCATACCATGAGCAGTATAGATAGTTCTTAATCTATTAAAGACAAAGACATCATGCCACTCTCTATAGTTTAAGAACTCACCTGATGTATAAGCACCACGTAGATCACCTAATAATTCAACAGGGGTTGACCTAGATAAATTGAAGGCCATGAAATAGCTCTGGTCTTTGAGAGTTATCAGATCAATCTTATCAGAATGTTCGGGGAATAGGTTGTTTAAAACTAGGCGTGATATATCTTTAGTGTTCATTGCCAGAGGATCAACCCATATCAACCAGCTATCTACATTCTCAAAGGCACACTCAGTCAGTGCCATAACTTTAGGCATATACTTTTGTGCATCAAGGATGTCATTGTATTGTATAGCACCTCCCTCAGTACCATTGTGTTGAGGGAACTCAGTTCTAAATTGTTTGAACTCTTCCATCTCTACTAAGTTATGATAGAAAATGTTCTTAGCTTTAGGAAGGGAATAGTTAGCTAGATCTATGTCATAGTAGTAACAATGAAATTCTATAGCTGGTTCCCAATTTTCTTTGAACTCATTTAATAAATGAAAAGTACTATGCTTTAGTAAGTTCTCATCAAATGCTGTTACTATTTTATAATTCATCTACTTTCCCATGTAATACGAGGTAAGAATAATCACCATTCCATTCGGTTGCCATCAGTCCATCAACTTCACGCTTACATTTCCACTCCTTAAACCAAGGACCACCTGTGGTGAAGTGTACCATCTTAGGATCAATAGAAGCATCAGAGTGACCATCAAGCCAGTTCCATTCTTCTGTCATCCCACCAATAGCACTGTTCTTATTAGGCAACCAACCAAAAGTATGTAGGTAGTTACCTGTTTTATTATTAACCATGAAAGGTGTAAGCTCTCTATTCAATTCATGACCACAGTTCCACAGCATTAAGCTAGACCAGTTCTTTCTGTTGTATTTAGTCTGCTCTCTACCATCCATTTTAAATTTATCTGTTGGCTCATACTCATGCTTAACGCAGTACAAAGGATAGAACTCATCGTTGTACTCTTCAAATATCTCATTGATATCTGTTCTGGGATACATGTCACAATCCATAAACAATGCCCACCCTTCGTACTGCATCAAAGCAGGTACTAGAAAGCGAGTGAAAGTAAATTCAGTAGAGAATGGCTTCTGATCTATCGAATCAATCATCTGATTATTAACCATCTCATAAGGTCTATTAAACATATTCATATGTTCTAAGATATCCTTACGTAGGAACCTAACTATAATATCCTTTGGTGAGTTAGCTTCAATTAAATATTTTAGAACTTGGGCTGCAACCTTTTCTTTAGGATCGTATCCTATAAAAACTGTATTAACCTTTTTCTCCTTACTAATACTCATTAGTATTTCCTTTACTTAAGTTCAATCAATTTAGGTTTCTTATGTTCTGGTATGTTCTGCTCCAGTTCAATTACAATTAAACCGTTATCCATAACAGCATCCTTAACTTCAATACTTTCAGCAAGATGAAACACTTTGGTAAAACTTCTATGAGCAATACCTTGGTAAAGCATAGTAGTATCTTTCTCCTCTGTATTATCAAGACCAGCTACAGCTATAGTAATAGTATACTTGCCTTCACCGTTCTCTGTTAAATTATGTGGGGGATAGTTAGGTTGATTGGTAGTTGAAGATGTAGGAAAGTTCAACATGGTTTGGAATATCTTATCGTATCCAATAACCCAATCTTTATAGCCTTGAAGTTCAGACATAGCTTTAGGTCTGCTAGTTGTTAATGTGTAGTTCATAGTGTTCTCCTTTAATAAGCAAGATAATATGGAACCCTTGATTGGCATTCCATACTATATTATACTACACTTTTTGTTTCTTGGCAAGCTTTTTTTTCCACAGCTTAACCAATTCAGGATCTCTTTCTTTCTTAGTATTACAATGAGACATCTTTCCTCTGCTATTTTGTATCTTTGCCATGCTAAACTCCACATACTCCACCTGAATTACTTATCTCACAGATGTCATGTGCTTGAATGTTATCTTCAAACTCTTCGCCTAACTTCTCTATAGCTTCAGAGTAAGGCACTGTTGTAAGCGGTTGACCACCTCTGCATCCATCAGGGTAGCAGGTGAAGCCACGTAACCTATGAGCATACTTAGCTAGTGTCTGAGAGAACTCATCTACTTTATCTTCGTTGTTACCATCAGTACCCCAAGCAGGTAAGTTAATAGTAGAGGAGATAGACATATCCACATACTCTTGCACGTTAGTGAAAATGCCAACGCTTATTCTTGAGATACCTACGCTTGTAGGCAACAGAGAAGATAGGCTCAACACCAGTAGATGTGCCAGCCAAGATACCTATTGTACCTGTAGGAGCTACGGCTCTAACAGCCACTGGACGTGAGATTCCCAACGTCTTTGAGAAGCTTCTTGCTGTTTTATCTGACTCTGCTTCGTAGACTTTAAACCATCTGTGTAACTCTGGCGTTGCTTCGTATCTGTTGTTACGTTGGATGAGCCACTCATGTAACCCCATAAGTCCCAAGCCCAAACGTCTATTAGATTCCCTAACATCGTAGACTTTTTGGTAGGGTAACTGCGCTCTGGTTGTACCACAGAGGAGAAACTTGGTTGCAAGCTGTACGACTTGTTGTAACTGATTAAGGTCATCAATCCTAGCAAAATTAAGACTACCCAAATTACACACATCACTGTCATCTTCTGATGTGACTTCAGTACAGGCATTCCGTAGTGTTTCATTTTCTTTCTCAAAGAAGTTAAACGAAAATCCCGGCTCCCCTGTTCTAAGAGCTTGCTGACAATTAGACTTAAAGACATTTCCTATCTCTCCTTTCTCCCAGTAATTAAGCAACCACTCAGTATCATAATTGACACTGATGTTTGTCATGTCCATAGGTGCAGGAAAGTTGAAGTCATCTTTCTTAATATCAAAGAGGGTCTGGCCTGTCGTACCTACTGGCATATCAGCCCAGTTCTTAGACACTAAAAACTTATTAACATCTTCATGCTTCCAATTAAGTGAAGCATAGATAGCAGACCTACGACTACCACCTTGCATAACCTTCTGACCTATGGAGTTGATCATCTCCATCTTAGGTATAGGACCAGATGCTGTACCCCCTGTACCCTTCAGGGTTTGTCCTTCAGACCTATACACAGAATAGTCCACACCAATACCACCACCTGTCATAAGACAGGACTCAGACTTCCAAGATAAGTTAGCCCAATCTTCTCTCGTATCTTCTTCTGCTTTAAGAAGGTAGCAGTTGTTAAAGAACTTCTTATCTCTACCTGCATAGTAAAGGTATCGTCCACCCGGAAGGAACCTTAAGTTAGCAATGTGATCTATTAGTTCTTCTTTGTCATCACGGCTTAAGTTCTTTTGACATACATCTTCAACAAGAGTTGAAGCTAACTCATGTAATGTTTCAGCACCTTCATGTGCATACTTAGTATTAAATATATCTTCACTAAACTTTGATCTAAACTGAGGGTTACGGTTTGATTTGAACATTATTATTTTCCTTTATATTCTAATTCTAAGATTAGTTGTGCGTAGTGTATAGCTTTCTCAATATCTTTTTTACCTTGACCTTTGGTTCTATGTCGAGTTATATATTTTACCACATTACCTTCGAAGTAGTCAAGCTTATTTGCATGTATATATTCTACTGGCTGTATACCACAGTCTTTATAATGATCTCCACCTATTTGTTTCTGTAGAGCTTTAGAGCAAGGCTTGGAACTTTCTTCTGACATTGCTTGTATCCTCTGAGTTAATTACATTAGCAGCAAACTTTCTTATTATGCCAGGTTCTAATCCTGCATAGAAACATACCTCTTCAAAGTCTTGGCAAGTAACACCAACCTCTTTGAAGATCCAAGAGTGTGCTTGATCTCTATGTACTTGAACTGAACTAGCTTCACTATTACTTGTTGGCTTAGATAAATCTAATAGAGCTTGAAGGACAACAGAAATATATAAAGACCTATGCCCATCCTTATCTGTTAGATCATATAAAGAATTAGTTGTAACATCTGCACTTAAATCATATAGGTTATCACTCTCTATCATAGTATTCTTCCACTGGTCTATAGAACTTACCACCTACATAGTTATTATAGTATGCAGGTGTATCAGTTCCATCAAGTGTACTACATAAAACATTGTACTTCATCTGATAGTAACACTCATAGTAACGTAAGCTTCGTTTATTTTTAAACTCAGCCATCATTTCAAACTTGAAGTTATCTTTACCTAATTTATCAATGTCTTCAAGCAAATGTTTACTTGACCCCATGTAAGATTTCCAATTAGACTCAGCTTTCTTTTTACCTTTCTTATAATTAAAGTATTGCTTACAACCTATGTAAGCCTGTTTAGTTTTAGTGTTGGTAATGCAATAAACAAAACCAAACTTAGTTAGGTCAGGCTTAGTCTTATACTTCCAATGCATTACCAGTTAATTACCTCTTCGACTTTAGGTTCTTTAACCACCTTTGTAAGGTAGTTAAGACCTCTGGAGTATTTAAAAGCACGTAGTCCTTTACCTTGATTACAATCGGACCAACACTCTCTCTTATGCCCACAATAAATACAACCAATAGGCAACTTAAGATTGCCAGACTCCCCATCAGCAAGAGGAGCATAACACCTATCAGGCACACGATCATTGCTAACCATTCCTTTAAGATGTTTAACTCTTTCCTTTGCATTGATCATCTCCATCTTATGTACTGGAGTAAGACATATCTCACCACTTGATTTATCTATGACAAGAAATGCTGCTTTATTAACTTCATTAGCTTCAGCATAAGCTGAGATCTGTGCTATGTAACCGAAGGGATCATCTTCTAATAAAGTATTCTGTTTAAACTTCTTGAAGCTATAGCCTGATGCACTCTTACAATCAACCAAGACATCATCTATCATAGAGTCTTGATGACCTACTACACCTTCAACATTAACTTCTTTCTGCTGGTCAGTAACCTTATGACCTGCAATAGAAGAACATAACAGAAGAAGTTCTTCCAAGATGTAACCATATAGAAACTTAATCCTTGTACTAGGAGTCAGGTCTTCAATCTCTTTCTTACTGTTGACATCATACCATAACTGTCGATCAGGCTTACCTATAGAAGATAGTCTGAGGTTCCCTCTGGTACGAGGTTTTTCATACATAAATTCTTTTATATGTACCTTAAGCATCTCACCAAAGGTATCAATATGTTTATCCACTTCTTTCTCATCCATCTTAATAGGATCAAGAGAAAATAAATCGTATATATCTTTTACTAATGTATCTATTATTTTCATATTATAAAAAATAGGGGTGAAGCCTATGACTAAAACTTCACCCCCAAGTCTCCCTTAGTTTACATTAAGAGGCGAAAGGAATATCTTCTTCAACAGTCTCAGTTACATAACCACCAGGAACGACATCAAAATCATTGCCATCACCACCAGCATACTCAATAAAATCTATTACCTGAACAGCAGCAAGGTCAGCAGAAACACCTGACTTACCTGCATAGGTCCAATCAAACGGTACTGCTTTAACATTAACAGTACTACCATTAGCAATCAACTTACCATCCCAGTTATTATTCTGAGAATCTTTTACTAATGGACCTTGACGTTGAGTACCGTCTTTACGCATAACTTTACGCTTGATAGTAACAAAGTCACCACGATCATCACCTTTATTAGCTATAGATAATCCAGCACTTTCAATGATAGAACGGTTATCATCGTTCACTTCAACTTGGATTGACCACACTGGCTCGAACTTAGTATTAGGCTCAGTGATGGAAGCATAGTGGCATTTACCAGTAATATATATTGCATCATTCATTTTAATTTCCTTTTTCTATCGTCACGCTATTGTGACATGAGTTTCAATTAACTTGTTTAGAACGTAATTATATCACACATAATTCTATAGGTCAATAGCTAATTTGAATTTTTTTAGCTTTGTCTACAGGTATATGAAAGAAAGGTTCTTCCAAGTGCGGTTCACCAGTTCTACTAGAGTTTTGTATAGTACCTACACTCGATTCATCTACAATTTTATCCTTAATGAACCAAGCTTGAGTACAATCTGTATTAAAAATAACAAAGTATAGTTCATGTTCTGGGTAATCTTTCTCCTTTCTATTTATTAATCTTTGTTTACGTTCAGGGATACGTACTTCTTCCCAGGAGTTAGGCCAGGAATCTCCCCACTGATTCTTTATCTCAACCTCAAAGAAAAACTTTTTATCTTTCTTATTAGCTGAGACATCAAAATAATAATCTTCTTTATCTACAATGTCAGTAAAGTTTTCTGCTGTTAAATAATTTACCATAGCTTTCTTAGCTCTGGCATCATTCTCATTGTAAGACTTACGATCAAATGTTCTATTGTTATGTGCCATTAGTGTGTATCACTCCATGTTGTACCAATTTTATAATCACAATCAAGAGGACATTTAACATTCAATGTCTTCTGAGTATCTTGCATTGCATCCTTAGTAATCTGTCCAAACTTAGTAGCATCTTTCTTAGCTACCTCGAATTGGTATTCATCATGTATAGATGCAACTAACTTAGCATCAACACCTGACTTACGTATACGATCAGTGATATGTACAAGCCATTGCTTACATATGATTGCACCTGCACCTTGCAGTAAGGTATTAACTGCCGCATGTTCTGATCTAATGTGCAGTAGTCTACCATCAAGTGCAGGTATTGTACCATTCTTAGACCACTTAGCTACATTATCTCTTAGCTTCTTAAGCTTTGGCATGTTAGATAAGAACTTAGTTATTAGTTGCTGTCCTATCTTAGCATTACCCCCAACTACCATACCTATTTTGGCAGGTCCAGCACCATAAAGAAAGGAATAGATAAATTTCTTTGATTGATCACGATCAGTTAGACCAGCAGCTTTCATGTTAGCTGTATGTACATCACCATTAACAACTTCATTAGTAAAGTTAGGATCGTCCATGTAATGAGCAAGACAACGTAGCTCTAACCCAGATGCATCAGTTCCAATCAAGGTGTGCGTATCTGGGTTAGATATAGTCCAAAGAGATCTACACTCCTTACCATAGGGTGAGTAGACTGCTGGGACTTGAGCCATGTTGGGAGAGTTATGTGCCATCCTGCCTGTCACGGTGCGAAGGGTCATTACTCTGCCTCTAACTCTGTTGTCTTCCTGACATGCCTTAATCCAAGATTTAATTAGACCAGTACGTTTCTGTAGTAGAAAGTACCTGCTAAACATCTCAGCTTCTGGCATATCAATCTTAGATAATATCTCCTCACTAACTATTACATTACCTTTATCTGTATAGCGAGTAGGTTTCCATCCTAGTTTCATCAGGCGTTCAGCTATCTGCTTACGAGAACCAATGTTGAAGGGTATGTACTTAGTCTTAGTTACTAACTTAACTTCAGTAGGCTCAAACATTTCTTGAGATTTATCAGATAAAGATTGTTCTTCTTCCTCTAGTGTAGCTAGAAAAGCCATAGCTTCACGTAAGTTAAAGGAGAAACCATTACTTTCTTGCTGATCTACAATAGCTCTTACTTTTCTTTCTAGTTCATAAGACTTAGTAGAAAACTTCTTACCTTCTTTCTCTAATTCTTGAGCTACCTTTCTGGTAATTCTAACATCTTTCTTACAGTACTCTAACATTTCTGGAGAGTAGTACTCAAACTCAGTATGATCTCCCTTGGGAAATCCTAATCGTTCACCCCATGCTGCTAGTGAGTGTCCTTTATCTCTAATAGGATTGTAAAGTTGAGACTCTATCAGAGTGTCCCTTACTTGAGATAACTTTATCTTTGATCCTGTCAGTCGATTAAGGATAGGTGCATCAAAGCTTACACCATTATGCATTATAAATGTATCAATCTTCTCTGACCAAGATGCAAACTTAGAACACTCATCTTGTACCCATACTTTTTCTTTACCTGTCTCGTACTCACAGGCTACGATACAATGTACTGTACTAGCATCTAGGCTATCAGTTTCTATATCAACTATTGCTGTTACCATTTTTCATATCCACTATGTAAGACTGATCACTAGGCACACGATAGAAATCTCCTATGATTTTACTTTCCATAATAATTTCAGCAGCTATATGCCATGCACGTTCTAAATCTTTACTGAAAACTATGATAGTAAATAAAGAATCATTATAATCTTTATACCATTTATCAATTAAATATTTCTTTGATACTGGTACATGTATATACTTCCAGGTGGTAGGCCACTCACCTATCCATAAATCATTAACAAACATTTCATAGAAACATTTGAGTGGCCCACCGTTCACCTGCCCACACACACCAAAACCATGTTGTTCATCTGTGTCTAATATCATATCAGGTATTTCTTTTACTAGCCAGTTCGTAAGAATTTGTTTAGAGAGGGGTGTCATTTTCTTGATGCTCCTCAAAAGGATTATTAACTTCAGTCATTCTACCAGTTTCTTTATCATAAAACAAGTGACAACATACACCAGTGTCACCCGTATATCTATTCTTCAGGATACGTAGCACTGTAGTGTTAGCTTCTACCTCATCTGCTGCCTGTTGATTACGTTCTAATGCAATCACACTGTCAGATAGATGTGCTATAGATGCTGACCCTCTAAGGTGCGACAGGGATACCTCACGCCCATCCTCATGCCCTCTATCACCTGATGGCCTACGTAGGTGACTGACAAGTAGCAAGCCTATGTTTGTACCTTCTACAAGGGATCGTAGCTTGGTCATTAAGATGTCAATAGACTTACGTTCATCTCCATTATCCTCCTGACCTGATACTAAGATAGATAAGTGATCAAGTATCACCCACTTACATCCTAATCCTTTAGCCATATACCTAATCTTAGATAGTATCTCATCGTTAGATATAGATCCAAAGTGATCGAAGGCAAAGAATCTACCCGTACCTATAGTCTTATCCTGCCATTCAGTAAGCTGTTCTCTAGTATACTTATTCCTGACCTCTTTAATGTATAGTCTAGCATCAGCTTCTACACTCATAAGATTGAAGGCAGTATTCCTAATACTTTCTTCCATAGCTAACACACCTATGTTATCCTTACTTACTTGCATGATATGGTGCATTAGTTCACGTATGATGCTTGACTTACCCATACCAGCACCACTGGTGAAGGTTACTAGCTCACCAGTACGCATACCATAAGTCTTTTCATTAAGCCCTTGCCAAGGATACTCAACTGTTTCGCAGTACTTCTCATCGTATAAGGTAGAACCTAGATCAGCTAGGTTTACAATACCTGCTGGTGTAAAGGTTGTAGCATTCCACCAATCATCACTAAACTTCTTACGTTGATTAGTCTTGAGGTATTCATTTGCATCTTTTAATTCTAACTGTACTATCTTACATTTGTTAGGATCAAATAACTCAGCTACCTTAAGTGCCGCTTCTCTTCCAGGTTTATCGTTATCAAAACATAGTACTACCTGCTCAAATTTATTGAGGTACTCAAAGGAGTCACGACAATTCTGAAGGGCTGAAGCTGCGCCATTCTTGATAGATACAACAGGCCACTTGCTACCAAGCATCTCATAGGCAGACATAGCATCTATCTCACCTTCACATACCGTAATATATTTACCTGTTCCACCAAAGATATGTTCACCAAACAAACCAGAAGAAGTAAGATTACCTTCTGACCAGAACTTCTTACCTTTTACATCACGTATCTTATTAGCTATGTGATTACCATCACTATCAAAGTATTGGTATATGTGGTGAGTAATTATGTTACTTGTTCGCATAACTTGTGCATTATATTTCTGTGCAGTTTCTTTCTTAATCTTACGTTCAGGGATATCAGATACTACACCTACACTTCTAAGTGTAGAAGTAGTAGGATTATTTATCGGGACTATCTTAGTTTGTTGCATTGATTTTTCTCCACTTGTATAAGTTTCACAACTATAACACCATGAATGACCATCATCAGGGTACGTAGCATTAGCATTACTACTACCACATTTAGGATTTGGGCATGGACCCATAACAGGAGTAACATTAGACATACTACACCTCTCTTACTATGTATCTTACATCAGGGGTATAGCCCATTGCAATACATAATCTGTTTCGATTGTCTCGTTCTTCTTCAGCTATCTTCTTAGTACTATAGGTTTCTATACGTACCTTGCCTAAGTCTTTCTCAAGAACTAACTCCCACTTATTCTTCATAAGAGCTATCCCATAGTTCAGATACAAAACCTTCTTTATCTATCATGATCTCATCTACTTCCTTCTTAGCTAAAGATTTAGATTCTGATAGATCATACCCTTCTTCTTGATACTCTTTAATTTTAGAATACAATAAAGATTTTCTTTCTTGTTCCCATAAATTAGTCATTAGCTTCTACCCATTTAGTTGTAGATGGACGGTTAAGTTCTTCTCTTAGTTTCTTAATAGCATCATCTCTTTCATCTAACTGTTTCTTAAGTACTTCGATGTGCTTATGAAGTAGATCTGTTTTATTACGTACAATCTTATCTAATTCTTTATTATACATAGTATACTCCTATTGATTACCTTTGTCAATATAAAATATATGTGAGCCTACCCTGGCTAACTTCTTAAATCTTTTATTTGTAGCCCACTTTGGTCTAACATAATAAGCATGATAGTGAGTAGCTCCTAGAGTTCTCTCCAGAAGTATACCCTGCAGCACTAGGTCAGCTACATTTAATACTTCAAGTAAGGATTTATAATCTTTTTCTTTTTCTTTCTTACCATCACAGTAGTAACTGAACTGACATTTGTTACGTATGATCCTACCATGCCTATGCTTACCTTGATGGACTACCTCACATATTGTGGAAGGATACCTAGTATCTTTAACCCGTTGTAGTATTACATTAGCTACGGCTAGCTTAGGTATCATTCCTTCTGACCTAGCCTCATAATATATAGCTTCAACTAAACAGTCTAAGTCATTAGCTTTACTAGGTAAACTATAAAATATTATTAGTAGTAATATAATCGGCCCAAGCAGACCAGCAAATAATGTTTTCAATGTAACCTCACAATCTGTGCGTCATGATCTAGCTCATCTATCATACCATACTTCACTAAAAATTTAACAGCTTCTTCTTCGTTGCGAAACTGCTTAACCTTCAGATCATTTTCATCTGGCAAGACAGAGATGTTCTCTAAATCTAAGGGGTTTTCCATTTGAATTACGATGAATGTCATAGCACTATCCTAAAACAATGTTGAAAGCAATAATAAAAGTATCTCAATCATTAATTTCCTCCTGTATAAATTACTATATCTATTACATTAAAGATAGTAGGTATTGTCAACGCAAGTATTATTAATGGTATCATTATATTCCTCCTACATTTTCTCTCACTATATCAGTGTGGTTTAATTCTGCCCAATAGATTTCTAATGCTTCTGTCTCTTGATGGGCTATGAATTTATGCATCTCTCCTGCTGGTACAATAGATAGATCACCAGCAAACAGGTGTGTGCTATCACACAAGCCATAGTCTTTCCACCTCTGTATCTCTAGCTCACCTGAGATCACATAGAACGCATTGATCTTTGACTGATGCTTATGTTGTGAACAATACCCACCCATCTCAACCTTGATACGATGTATCTCTACGGCTGGTGATTGCAGCAATGGCTCAGTCAAGCCCCATACCTTACCTTCTTTAGTCATCTTCGATCTCCTTCTGAATAAATTTTAAATCTTCAACCAGATCATTACACATAAAGCATAGGTCTAATTCACTGATGTCTTTTAGCTTTGTCGTACCAAGTTTATTAACCTTGGCTATGCTAGTCTTCAGTTTCTTTTTAATCAGTGGGATACGTCCCATCACATAGTCAGTCATCTTTTAATTCCTGAAGTGTGTTTGATATTCTCCAAAATGCTTGAGATAATTTCTGATAGTCAGACATATACATATCTCCATCCATCTCCTGCATATTTCTAACAGGATCACAAACAAGTTTATCTAATTCTTTAAACAACTCAAGCATAGTAACATCTTCGTTACCCCACTTAATCTTTTGTTGTTTCATCTTTCTTCTCCTTTACATAGTTGGTTTGCTTACTAAAACTTTCCTTATAAT